ACATAGAAGAAAATTGACTTGGCTGATAAACTACTTCATAAACTGTATTAGGAAAAGAATCAGAGTCAACACGATTTAAAATAGTATCAATTACTAATCGTTTGCCCTCTTCACATTCTCCCTCAGCTTCAGCCATAGTAACAAGAGCAATTAACTCAATATCATCATTTGAAATATCAGTATCAATTTCGCAGACAACGTCTTGAGGTGCCAGCTCTTGGACTACTACTTCCTCTTTCGGACTAAATGATACTTCTTCAACTGCCTCAGTTTTGATAACCTCAACTATCACTGTCTCATTAATTTCATCGTTTTCACTTGTCGTGATTGGCGATGCTGCTATGCAAAAAGAACTTGTGACTATCAGTAGTATCATCCAAATTATTTTTTTCATATGCAAATTCTCCGTTTAAATCAGATCTAATATATTACCATCCACATTGAAGTCTAATAAAATTGCTGGCTCATATGATCCATCTTCTGTTTCTCTGTTCGTTTCTAAGATGCCAAAGTCCACAAAGTTATCACCAACTTCATTGTTTTTGTTATATACCCAGCCAACAATCTGACCTTCCTTAGTTCTATCAATTCCGATCATATCATATACATCATTTAAGAATATGTATCCTCTCGACTTTAACAGATCATTTGCATACTGCTGCTGTCCTCTTAACATAAGTAAGTTATATTGTGAATCTTCTTCATATCCATGACATGACTCATCAAAAAATCTAGCATATCCACTGTCAGCATTAGCTACATTAACAGTAGATTTTACTTTCTTCTCTTTACCTGTATCTGGGTCTTTCACAGTTTCCTCAAATTTCTTTGCCTTAATATCATATTTCAGTTCCTTATCTACCTGCTCTCCAAATCTTTCAACAACACGATTACGATATTCTTTGAAAGACTTATCGACAGTTGCGTATGCTGCTGCCAGAGCTACATTTCTCTTTCTGAGAATATTATTAGAAGCTACAATACTTGTAAGTGATAATGCACCTAACGCAATAGCAGGAGCATATAATTTTATAAGCTTTACTCCTGTCTGTGTATAAATAATAGACAAGTCTTTCTTGGCATCTTCCTGTGAATAATCTGCTTTGATTTCCTCATTTTTAGAGCATTCATGCACAGCATCCACATCTTTTTTATGCTCCTCTAATACCGTACTTAATTTTGTTGTTGCTTTACACGCCATCACAGCACTTGCAACTGTTCCAACAACACCAGCTGCGATAAGAATTTCCGGACTGTGTTTTTTTACCTTAATAGTTGCTGTATTTACAGCTTTTGTTACTCTTGCAATAATTTCATTCTTTTTCATAATTATTTATTCTCCTCTTCTAAATTTTTTACATGATCAATGAGATGTTCTAAATACCATCTCGCTTTTTCTAAGTCCTGTACGCCGTTCTTATTTTTCCAACGGCACATATATTTGAGTACATTTCCAGTGTCAGTAGCTTCAATACCTTTCAAATCAAATGTAAATGCCTCAATTACATCAATTACCTCTAATCCAGTTTCACTCTGATAATGAGCTGGATGTGATACCATAACATCTTTTGACTCGTACATAATCTGCCTCCTAATCTATTGGATTTGCTCTTGGGAACTTGATAGTATATCCATCCCTAGTATTAACAACTCTCGCATTTCTGATATTATCAGTCCAGCCGTAGTTATTTCCTGTCCACGGACCGTCAATACCAACCAAATCGAAATAATCCGCAACACTTACAATTCTGTAACTTGCAACGATTTCGTCCATAGCAGCTAATACATTTTCCGCTTCAGTTCTGGTGTTAAAGTAAATATCATCGAAATCGCAACCGCCAATAGAACTCTGTGCATTGTAATTTCTTCTGCCGTTCTGTGCTGGGTCTTCGTAATACTTACGATAAGATACTTTACTTGCCGTAGATCTTCTGCCTCCAGAACCCTTAACTCCAAGAACTGCTTTAACGGCATCAAGAATAATATCCTTTACGGCAGGCACAACGATATCCTCAAAAATGTAGCTTTTTACGTTATCTACATCTTCCGGAACAAATATCCCTGCAAGTTTATTAATTCCGCTCTTTTTCTTTGTCTTAACAGAACCGGATACAATTTTTTCTACCTTCTTTTCTGGTAGTTCAGCTTTCGCTCGTTCTCTCGATTTATGTGAGTTGGACTTGTATTCTTCCATCCTTTTCCTCCTAATTGATAACCATTAATTCCCCAGGCAAAATAATTTTCGATGCTGGCATACGGTTATTATTTTTCTTAAACTGATACGCTAAATTACTCTTTGCTTTCTTTTCAGATGTTGCGTATGTAGACCCCGCCCAATTATTAGCAATGCACTTGCCAAATTCCATAACTGGACCATTATAAGAATACTGATTCATAACAATACCTCCATAATAAAAAATAAGAGAGAAAACACCTTGTTATAGGTATTCTCCCTCTTTCCTGTCAGAATAATAATTCTTTAATTTTCAGAATCATTCTCATCAACTGTTTCAACGACAACGTCGTCATCGACAACACGAAACCCTTTACGTGCTTTCATTTCTTTCAGTTTACCAACTACTGGTGCTACTACAAATTTGTAAGCTAAACCGCCTGCAATCATAGCCACACCGATAGTTGCTACCTTACTGAATCCTCCTTTGGAAGCTGTCTTTACGATTTCCTCTGTTGTGTCCATAACCTTTTCGTTGTTCATGATTTCATTTGTTTCCATAATGTTAATCTCCTTTCAGATTAAAAATTTGTTATTCTTTCCATAATAGTGATTGTAATTTATGCGAACCTACATCAAGTTTCTGTAGTCGTATCTAGGTCCGCATCCGTAATCTATTACAAATACAGGTTCATCGTTATCATTAAGCTGTGAGCTAAAGCGAAGGTCAATATATCCTTCTCGGTCAATATTCCATCCAATGTCATCTCCGATTTTAATCGATGGCAAGCCTATCTCATAATAAAATTCATTAAGTGAAACATACATTTCATCTCTCATCTGTTTGTTCAAATCATTCTCTGCTTTCTTAATTTTTTCAATTTTAGACTTGAAATATCGTCCGGATAATACATCGTAGCAAAGAGTCTCACCATCTCCAACAAATATAATTTCACTTTCCTTTACTGGATGTGCATCGATTTTCTCTTTCGCGACAGCATCTCTGATAGTCTGTTCCTTCTTTTCTCCAATTGTTTCAACAACTTTGTTCTGATATTCCTTGAGTGATGTTTCAGCTATAGAATATGCCGTAGCCAGTGCGGCGTTTCTTCTAGCATTTACTGAACTTGCTCCAATCAGACAAACGATAGATAAACTGCCTGTTATAGCTGCTGGAATATAACATTTCCATGTGACTTTTATAATTTCAGTCTTGCTGAGGTTATGCCCCTCATATGGTATATTTGTTTCATTAGCTTTTTCAAGCTCCGCATTATTAATTAATCTTAATGCCTTAGGTGTTGCTCTTACAGCCATTACAGTCGTTGTTACCATTCCGGCAATACCTATTCCGGTCAATATTTCCGGACTGTGTTTTATGGTTGATTTTTTCACTGCATTATATGCCGCTTTAATATTGGGTTTATGCATTTTTATTACTTCCTTTCCTATAGATTACACCGCCCACAAGGGGCGGAGATTTTTACTTAACTAACCAGATTTCCGGACGAACCCCAAGAGAGTCCATAGTGCGGAAGTAGGTCGCATAGCCACGATCGCACATATTAGCGAAATGAACCGAAGAAAATTCTTTCTTGGTGGCATTACGGAGCCATACGAACTTGCACTCATTATCATAATAAGCAACTCGATTGCGTCTCTGCTTCATAAGTGGAAGCTGCTTGTCATTATCAGCCTCAAAGTGATTTCTATTCCACTTGTCGTCCCAGCCAAACATTTCACCTACTGTAGGAATAGTAACGTCGGTAAGTCTTGCTCTAATTGAATAAGGTAATGCCTTGATGAACTCTGTATGTAACCATTTATTCAAATCAGACTCTTCAAATCCGCCATTATTTGTACCAGACTCATTCATAGGTCTCGTAGTTACACAATCATCGAAAATGAGCATGACCTTATCGTCCGTAACCTTGTGTACTGTTGCTGCAAATTCTCCTACCTCAGCATCTTTTAAGTCGGACTTTGCAGGTGCTCCGAATAATGCATTAATAAATTCTTTAATTGCAAGTTCATCATTAATCCAATATGCTTCCATTGCTTCTTTTGACTCTTTATCAGCAGCCATCTCGATATACTTTTTGTACATTCTTTCTACTGTAGGTGTGTCAATACCTCTTGTTGCTAATCCAATAATTTCTTCTCCTAATGTCATTTCTCTTTTACACATAATATTAATCTCCTTTCAAAATATCGCTTTATGCGATTAATAAATCAATGATCCATCGTGTCATATCTTTGGCACACGAAAATAAAAAACTGTTGTTGATGTTTTTGCAGGCGTACTCATCCATTAACTCTTCAAAATTTTCAAGAGTTATCAATGGCGGAGTATCCCTGTTGTTATTCAATCGTGTCAACAACTCTTTTGCCGCCCATATAGAGTAGCTATTACTGACAAAACTATCGCTATACCACCAGTCAACTCTATTTTTTCTTGATTGTTTTAGACAATATTCAGTAATTTCAATAGCTGTATCTATTGATGACATACTTAACCTCCATAAAACAAAAGAGTCCTTGTTTTAGGACTCCTTCGCATCTGCGTCTCTTTTAGCAAGAGCTTCATTAACTTTCTTATCAATCTGCTCATTCATCTTCTGCTCATCAGCCCAATCGTTAATAAGATTCGCTCCTAATCCGATTACTGTTGCAGCAAGACCAATGATTCTAATAATTTTACTATTCATAGCCCGTTGCCTCCTTTCCATAATAGTGGCTGTAATTTATGCGAATGTTTCATCGTTACTACTAGGTGAAAACACCATATCAATAACATACACTTCAAGACCGTCATCTAAAACTGTCTTGTGATGATTGAAATCAATCCAACCTATTCCGTCTGACCAATGCCAGCCAAGTTCATCTCCGCAATCAATGTGCTCTATTCCTAAAAAATCATAAAAGTCATTAACGCATATATCGCTACCTAAACACCAGTTTCGATTTAAGTGATATTCTGCTTCTAACACTTGTGGGATGGTACTTTCAAAATATCTCATTGAATAAGTGTCATAAAATAATTTAATGTCATCAGGATTTCGCTCACCAAACGATAAAGATGACGTACCAAAAAAGTTGCCAGAAGATATACACACATCATCTGCTTTTTCGGCTACAATAGAATCGATTATTTTTTGATGAGCTTCTTCGCCATACAATTCCTTGAGTTTTTCTTTATACTCATTGTATGATTTGTTAATCAGTGCATATGCACTTGATAAAGATGCCTGTTGATGTTTATTCAGCACATTCGCACCAACAATACAAATGATTGTTGAGACCCCCATAATTGTTGATGGAATATAATAAACCCATGCAGATTTAATAGCTTCTGTCTTGCTATATCCACATGGGTCTCCATCGTGATTAATTAAACTGTCTTTTTTAATCTTTTCTATTGCTTTTGGTGTTGCTATAACGGCAGATACAGTAGTTGCAACAAGTCCAGCAACTCCAAGACAGGTTAAAATTGTTGGTGAGCCTCTTTTCAGTTGTATAACTGATTTGTTAATGAGTTGATTGATTTTTGGTTTCATAATGGTTGTCTCCTTTCTTTATTCCATAGCTCGTAAAATATCCAGCACATTATCTGCCAGATTTATTGCTATTGAAAACATTAGTTGTGTGTCCTGTCTCATATGATAATATTTGCTCATCATGGATTTGAAACATCTGACAATTTCTTCAATTTCTGCTATTGACGCATTGTCTTTTGGATATAATTCAGACGATACATATTCCAGTAATTCATTTACTGACCATATGGAATAACTCGATTGCATAAACTCCTTGCGATGTCCGAATATCGTCGGAAATGATACATCCATCTGATATGTGTCACTTAATATCAGTTCAAGCTGCTCAATAGACATATGAACTCTCCTTTCCAGAAAAATAAAAGAGATTGCACTATCACGTATCTGATGTGGTATTGTTTTTCTTTTCGGCGTTTTTCTTACATCGAAGTTTCAATCCGATAACGCCCCACGTCGTCGTTAATGCTAAATATGAATTTATATTAACTGACTCCTTTACGAGTAGGTTTGCTTTCGTGTGCAATAGCCCCTTCTGTTCCTCGTCATTTACGTCTTTCTCTCATAATATGCTTTGTAAATTTTGCGAAGAAAATAAAAGAGAAATAGAATGGATTCGAACCATCAACCCCTGGTACAGTATATTGACCAGTGCTCTACCAACTGAGCTACTATTCCTCTCATAATATGCTTTGTAAATTTTGCGAAGAAAAAAAAAGAGCCGCCATAAGCGACCCTAATCATCAGTTCAAACCAATACTTTTCAGTATGTTTATAAGCTCGTCCTTTCCAATTTCAGCATCTACATCGACATGAAGATGTGTCTTTCCATCTGCAATAGTTGTAGTGACCTCATTTAACTGAATATCAATATCATATCCAGTTTTCTTATGTATCACCATTTTTAATGCTTTTGAAATAATTCCTCTTGTAAATTTAGATACTATTTTCATTTCGTCCATGCTCCTTTTACTCCTTTCAAAGCTTTAGTTTCTCGTAAAAGGAACTGTGATTTTAGCGAAAAGAAAGAGCCATTGCTGGCTCAATCTTCAATTTTTACAAGCATGTAATTTGGATTATCCATATAGATATTAATTTCATTGAACTGTAAATAATCTAATCGTTTGGAATTAAACACATAATTGTCTGTTCCTTTCTTGGTTTTACTTGTTTTTAAAATCAAGAAATACACCTTACAATATTCACTAATATCCAATTTCTTTATTGTTTCAATACTTTTGTCTAATTGAGTAATCTTCATAAGATTCACGCTCCTTTCATAATACAATATGTAAATTTCGCTAAATATTACGTCTGTCAAAGCATGTTTCCCATCTTTGCCTCTGTATAGGTTTCATTTTCAACGCCCACATAATTTGTCTAATGCTTACAGTTGGATACAATCCGTCCGTACACTCTCCTGCTCGTTCATCAAAAAATTTTTTGAACTTAGGATGCAAATATAAAGAATCTGTCAACCATGAATCAACCTCTGTCCAGTATGTAGTCTTTGTATCTGGATTAAATCTTTGCTGAATAACTGCCAAACCTTTATCACCAATTGTAAATAATGTACATCTGTCATACACCGGATGATTGCATATATATAATTTTCCATACATAGAAAGATAAATATCCGGTTTTTTATAATGGTATCTCATCTCTATTCTCCATAAAAAGAAAAGAGCCTTAGATTTCTCTAAGACCCTCTCCTCTAGCTTATTGCGTTTTTAATTTTCTTCTTCGGACTCATCCGCGGCAATACCCAGAACTTCCTCTCTGGTCGGATATAAATTCTCGTACTTTTCATCTCCTTCACAGCCATATTCCTCTAAATCAATGCTGTGACCACAATGAGGACACACTAATGTGTCTTCCCATTCGTCTTCAAATTCCATTAATCCTCCGCACTCAGAGCAGATATATTCTCCGTCTGTCATTGCCTTTCTCTGTTTTTCATTAAAAATACTCATGCTAAATATCTCCTTTCAAAATTGACCTGCTCGCATACTTGTATGTCTAGTATACAAACTGGCGTTAATCTGTTCAAGAGATAAAGCTTTATTCTCTCATAAAGAGCAATGTATTTTTCACGTAAAAAAAAAAGAAAAGGAGATGCGTATAGAATTCCACATCTCCTATAGGCACGATTACCACTCAGCAGTAATTATTCTGCATTCCTTGCAATAATAAACTGACAGCTTGACATCAGCCTTTACGTCCTTATCCATATGATACTCAAATGTTGCTGTTCGATTGTTTTCATTCGTTACTAACATACTTTGAACTGCCGGATTTTCTCCATCATCAAGGTTGTCTATAACAGTAACCAATCTCTTATGCAAATATTCATTCTCATTGAATATGACAGTAAAATGCCATAAGCTTTCGTCATCACCACAAGGAATACTTAATGTAGTCTGATTTGTAGTAATTGGTACCTCCACATAAATTTTGTTCATCTAATTTTACCTCCTTTTCTGTTTCTCATAGTAGTAAATGTTATAATAGCGTAGAAAAAAAGAGGACATGCGTTGTACACGTCCCCTTATCAAAAAATCATTATTTCTTTGTTGGTCTAAAACGATTGATCAAACCTGTAAATGTCTTCGAGGTATATGTTCCTGTTTCTTCAAACTTAAATCCTTTCCTCATCCAGATTCCATAGAATATCAATGGCACCATTAATTCTGCCGCTGCTACACCTACTCTGAAATATCGTTCCTTAACCTGCTCTTCGAGTTGTCTCTGCTTCATTTCATCGTCTTTAGTGTTGGCTTCTCCTTCCATCACACGACGATCATACTTCTCATCCGCATCCCATTCGCTCTTGTTCTCCTCGATTCTCAGCTTGTACAGCTTTGCCAAATCATCAATAGCACTCGATTTTTCGTCAGAACCTGCTTTGAGTTCAGATAAGTTCTGAATCTCCGTTGCAATTTCCTCGTTCAATAAATCTTTAATATTTGGTTCGCTCATTTTGTGAAACCTCCTTTTAATAATTTCTTTCATAATAGAAAGTGTTATTTGTGCGAAATGTAATCCTCAATTTTCACACGTAAACGTACGGTTTGCTTCTTATAGATATCATCCATACCTCCTCGGTCTATTTCAAGAAATAAATAAGTTCCGCTATCCGGGTCAGATTGGTCAACCCTAAGCGAACCTATTGGCTTATCCTTAAATATAAATCTTGATACGAGTAATCCTATAAGAATACCTACCAATAACCAAATTAATGGCATATGCTCCTCCTTTCTGAAAATATTTTCCGGAATTTTCCCACCGGGCAATTTTTCAAATATCAATATAGTATGATTTCCAGTAACCTACGTACTGGATTTAACCTAGAATAAAAAGAAAGAGCCATTGCTGGCTCAATCTTTAGAATGCTTTCCAAACGGATCTAATCCCATATGTTCCATTGCATCAAAGCATTTCATTGTATGTTTTTTCATTATTTCTTCAGCTTTATCGTCTTTTAATATTCCTAACTGATTAGCAACATTATATACGTCTAGCATACTTGCATGAAAATTCAATCTCATCTTTGCTACTTTCTTTACAATATCCATTTTTAATACATCCGTTATGATTTTATTTTCTTCATAAAGGACAATGCATTTATTGCGAAGAAAAAGAAAGAGCCCTTGTTAGGACTCAATCTCTTTGTCTGATTTTGCATTTTTAATCTTATAACTAACATAATTAATTGACGCTCCAATACCAACTCCAATGGCAGTAAATACTACACCCCACTTCATTCCATAACGAATTCCTTCATCATAAAATGCTGTAAGCGCTTCCCCATGTTCTGCTAAAAGCTCGTTAATAGTATCAATATGTTCTTTTGTCATTTTCATAATATGCACCATCCTTTCATAAAGGACAATGTATTTATTGCGAACTATCCTCGCTCTTTATCCAGCAACCAGAAAAATCGTCTGTACAAATCGTAGTAAATATCTTTGCAACATGGAATGTTTAATCTAGCTTTCAAAATATCATAAGACCAGCCTTCCGTAATACCCTTTAGTAAATACTCTGCCAATTCTGGATTTGTGAAATTAGCAACTCTTTCAAGCATGTTCATACGGTCTGCGTAATATGCTCTAGCTATTGCATATCTTGATGTTGGGTCGTCAATATTATTCGTTATAACTCTCATCGCCAAATTCATAGTTTTTGTATTTGTGCCGTCTAATGCAGCATATGCTTTCTTCCATATAGGATATTGCAGGCAAAAATGCTTTAACTCGTAGTATCTATGTTTCTCTATCCAATATGGATTCTTTTCTGATAATTCAGCTCTTAATGTTGTTCCCATATAAATCTCCTTTGTGTTTATTACCGCCGGTGATTCTATTCTAGGTTAGAATTACACAATAGTAAAAACAACCTCGGTGGAACACTCTCAAAAAAAAAAAGACAGTCCATGTTTCCACAGACTGCCCTTCGTTTTAACGCTTTACTAAAAATGATGGTATTTCAATTGATACTCCTTGAGAGTTGCATTTATCGATAGACATTTGTAATTCTCTTACTGCCAGATGCCGTAATACTTTCTGACACTCATCATAGTTCTCAAAATTTCCTTCTTTGAATTGTGTCATATACTGTTCAACCTCTAACCAGTATAAGAATGTATCCTCTGCTATGTTGTTTCCTTTTCTCTCCATGATATAAATCTCCTTTCATGTAACTACATTTTTATTAAAGGTTTTCTCATAAGAGAGATTGTAAATTAAGCGTTCGCCATCTAGTCATAGTCATCTCGCAAGGATAATCCTCATAGTCTATCATATTGCTTGTTATTTTACCTTCTATAACTCCTGTTATTATTCTTGCGTCGTATTGTTTATAAGGAAAAATGTTATTCGGAAGTTTTCTATGTATACAATTACAAACTGGACATTTGAATCTTTTTACAGTAATGATAGACACTTTACGATTTTTCGTCCGTACCATTCTTGAAACTTTATCATAATATTTCAAATCACTACCGCAAGATTCGCATATGTAATTCATATTTTTTCACCTCACTGACAAGGTTTATTATACATAAAAATTAAAGATAATGTAAAAGAGTACCTCCTGGTTTCTTCGCCATTTGGTACTCTCGCATTCATTCAAGACATTGTATTTAGTAAATAATTAGTAAAATATAATTTTATTGTAAACGTAACATCTATAAAGCCTTATTTTACAGTGATTACAGAATAATGATAGGCATCATAATCGATTATAGCTATCATTTATTATCTTGCCTTTCCGTATGCTTCAATTTTTCTATAGTACTGCGTAAAATTATTATCAGACATAGCAACTAATGATACTGCTTCTGATTCAGATATTTTAAATGTATCATTAAAAGCCTGTATAATCTGTGCTCGTGCTTCTTTCATCTGGTTTCCGACACCAAGACTGTTCGCTTCATTATAATATGTATCATATCTGGCAAGTCCTTTTACAAGTGCATTGATTGCCTCCGTTTTCATATCCATTTCCATATAATTCTGATATGATTCATACTGTCTTGTAACATATGTTATAAGCGTTGCCTGTCTGTACAATGTCTCATCACTCTTATTTAATTTCATTCCTGATAATGATTCATAAACTTTTGAATAATCACCATTTTCAAGATTTGTTTTTGCCTTTGAAATTGCTGTTGTATAGCTTACTGTTGTATTAAGAAGTGAAATAAGAACAATCACACTTGCAACAAGTGTAATAAATAACATTATGCTCTTAGGTTTTATCTTTAATATATCTCCAGGCTTTGGTTCCGGCTTTGGCTTTTTCTCTTTCTTAGGTTTTGCAGCTTTCTTAGCTGCTTTTGCATCCTTAGCCTTCTTTTTCTCAGCAGCCTTAACTTCTTTCTCTTTCTTGGCATTTTCTTTTTTAACTGCTGCTGCCGCCTGTTTTTCTTCTTTTTTCTTCTTCTGTTCTTCTATATCTGCAAGTTCAGCTTCTTCTTCCAGTTTATCCTCTTCAGCATTTTTCTTCTTCAACTGGGCAATACGATATTTAAGCTTAGCTATAAGCCCCTTTTTAGGTGCAATATTTTCGTCAAGATTATCTTTGTCACCATACATTTCCTTGATAAGCTGTACATTCTCATCTTTGCTTCTGTCTGGTTCTTCCGGCAAATCATTTTTTTCTGTCTTATCTTCCGATGTATCATCATAAATATCATTATTTACAGAATTTTCATCATCTTGATTGATATTATCAGCAATGTCTGCCCTGTTTTCATCAATGATACTTTCATTTTCCGGCTGTGGTTCTGCATGTGGCTGTAACTCTGCCTGTGGCTCTGGTGCTGACTGTCTGATATCATCATCTTTTCTTACATCATCAACAGATTTTTTAGTTTTATTTGTCTTTACAACTTTTTGTTTAGACGACTTTTCTTTTTTTTCAATATCTAAATCTTCATCTTCTTCATCAAGATTCTCAAAGAAAACACTTTTTATAACAGAAAAAATATTATTTTTCTTTGTCTTTTCTTTCTTCTGTTTTTTCTTGCCTTTTTTTGATGCTTTTGCTGAGTCAGACGCCGTCTCATCATTATCAACAGTATCAACAGCCATATTGACATCAGCTTTTTTTTCGTCAGATTTCTCTTTATTATTCTGATTATTAATGTTGTCTTTTTCTTCCTTCGTGTCATCAAACAAATCATCAACTGATGATGTATCTGTTGTGACCTGCTCTATAATATTATCAAGCCCCATCTGTGAAAGCCTTTTCATATCATCTTCTGAAAGTTCTGGTTCAGAAAAATCCGGTTTTTCATCTAAGCTCATTTATTTTCTCCTCATTCTATAAATACTGCCATTTTAAACATTAAAATTGTATCATACAATAATCAATTTAACAATAAATTACTTTAAAAGCATATCTCGTAATTCTTCAACAAAATCCTTTGCATTCTTATTAATGCCACATGCCCTCTCCCCTATATTTTCAGGAAGCTGGTAAAATTCATCATTAATTCTATACATTTTACTTTTTTGATTAATAAAAACAATTTTCTCAAATGGCCATCTGAAAACATTCGGATGATTAAAATCCTCACCGAGTTCAATTATAAGCAGTTGCTTATTTAATGTTGCCGACAGCCATTTATTATATAAATCCCACTGTTTCTGTCCGTTTTCTTCATTATCAGCAAATGGAGCACATACTCTTTTAGGATTAACTTCTGTATTTTCAAAAATATTTTCTTTATTTGTTGTAATAATAAAATAATTCTTTTTATCTAAATAATTATTAAAAAAAGTTATTATCTCATTCATTGCAGATATTTCACCATACTTATCACTTGTAAGCTGCGAACCAATTCCTATTACTACCATCTGTGCTTCATTATAATCATTAATAAAATCTTCTATATTAAAATCTTTCAAACTTATATCTCCAATTTTTTATATACAATATGCTGCCACCAGTAATGTGACAGCATATAAAATACTAATATCTTTTATTATTTCTGAGCATTAATCAGCTTATCAATCTCACCAACAAGCTGTCCTATTTCAGGTTTTGATAACTGTGCATTTGCACCAAGCAATTCACCTTTTGCTCTCATCTGTTCATTGATAAGAGATGAGAATATAATAACAGGAATATTCTTTAACTGCTCATCTGTTTTTATTAATTTTGTAAGATGATGTCCATCCATCTGAGGCATCTCAATATCTGTTATTATACATGCAATATCGTTAGGTACTGCACCTGACTTAACTTCCTGAAGGTAATCCCATGCTTCTTGTCCATTAGCAAATCTTGTAAGATTAACATAACCAGACTTTTTAAGAGAATTGCCTATCATTGCACCAAGGAGTGGAGAATCTTCAACTGAAATAACATGAGCCTGACTTCTCTCTCTTCCTTCATATTCTTCTATATCTGATACTTTAAGACCAGTTTCCGGACTAATATCTGATACTATCTTCTCAAAATCCAATATAATAATAAGCTGATTATCAATCTTAACTACACCTGTCGCAATACCACTGTCCTGAGAACTTACTGTACTATCCGGTGTAATTATGTCAGCCCATGATACTCTGTGAATACCAATAACTGTATGAACGTGAAATGCTACATTCAACTGATTGAAATTAGTTATAATAAACATATCTTTTTTTATATCTGGCGAAGGCTTTGCATTAATAACTTTAGCAAGGTCTACAACTGTAATCATCATATCTCTTGGCATAAAAATACCTTCAACATTAGGATGTGAATTAGGTACAGGTGTTACGACATGAAATGGAACTATCTCCTTTATCTTCGCTACATTAATACCGTAATGATTATTGCCAACTGTAAATTCCAAAACTTCTAATTCATTTGTTCCGCTTTCCATTAATATGTTAGTTTCCATATCTAAAATCCTCCGATTCACGTTCATTTCATTAATTTATTATAACAAGTTTTTACAACTATTTCAACATAATTAAGCATATAATTAAGACTAATTCTACTTAATAATCTGCTTAATAAGTTCAGGTTTTTCACACTTTTTATCCACTATTTTATATGAATTCAAAATAATATTAATAACATCATTTTTTACTTCTTTTTTATTAAAATATATAGTTGCAATTTCTTCATTTTTATTGACAAAATCACCTGTTTTTTTATGAAGAACTATTCCTGCAGATAAATCAACAGGACTGTCTTTATCCTTTCTTCCTGCACCAAGAATCATAGATGCTCTTCCTATCTGTTCACATTCGATTGATTCAACATACCCCTCAGAATTTGATATTACAGGCATAATATAACTTGCATTTACAAGTTTCATCGGGTTGTCAATATTACTTATATCTCCACCCTGAGTCTTGATAAATTCCTTAAATTTTGAATATGCAGTGCCATTCGTCAGTGATGATTCAAGCATATCTTTGGCCTGTGCGGCATCCGATGCTTT